AATACTAGCGAATATCCACTAGGACATGTATATCCAGTACCTCCACTACCAACTTGAACAGGTTGCCCTATGTAGTCTTTAGTAGAGAAAACTAATCCTGCACCCATACTACCATAGGAAGTGGCCGCTTGTATCTGAGAAGAGGTAAGGTTATATATCTCTATTCCTTCAGCAGCAATTCCTCCTGTATTAGTACCAACTATCTCTAAAACATGTGTTCCTGCAGGAATTGTTACGGGATATATATGCCAGAATCTAAATGTACATTCCCCGGGGAAACTTGTCGCAACAGAATATCCATTAGCTGCTAGAAAAGTAGTCATAGCAGTTGGGTCCATCTGTAGTACTAGATTACCATCTATGTATATAGATGCATAATTATCTACTCCTATACCCACATAATAAACCCCAGGAATACTTATAGTAATGCATTGAGTAAAACCTACATCTTGAGGGGATGTTGTAGTTGTAGCCCATAATCCACTCCTGTTGAGTGCTCCAGCACTAGTTGTTCCTGATAAATTTGGATACCCTGATCCATTAACCCAAAAAGAGTTGGAGAAATTTATCTGAGTAAAACTCCCTGTTCCATTTACATTATATCCTGGATTGTATATAAGAGTTCCCCAGGTTCCATATCCCCCAAATGTCTTAGCGACTGTGTTTTCTGGACTTGAAGGTGGTGTTGCTGCTGTGGTATTTACCTTAAAGCAATAACTCTGGTCAGAGGATAGTGTATAACCTGCTGGACAACAGTTATTTACAACAGCTTGTATAGTAAAAGTCATAGACTTAGGAGCACAACCTTTTCCATTGGTAGTTAATCTTACATCATAGAGAGTATTATCATTTATGACAAGAGGATAACTATTGGTTGGTGTAGGATTCATTGGAGAACTAGGTTGAATCCAGACACTACTTGTATCTAGCCTATATTCAACCAGAGTGCTCAAAGACCCTGGTACAAAGGGCCATGTTATAGTTGCTATACTAGTAGGCATTATGTAGTAGTGGTTGTCGTTGTGGTACTTGTAGTTCCAGTAGTATATGTTACAGTAACATTAGTTGGTGCAGCACATGGAGATGGACAAGCTGCAACTGTAGCACAGAATAAAGCTGATAGGGTAGGATCTGTACTTACAGCATTAAGAAGTGCTGTAAATAAAGCCACTAGATCAACTCCTACCTGAAAAGCTACTTTATGATTTGCCAAAGAAGTATCTAGGGAAGGAGTAATAGTTATACCATCTGTGGTAGTACCTGCCTCTACTTTGTTAATTAAATAGTCTGGTGTACTATCTCCAGAATCTGCCAAAACCTTGTGATCTCCTGTACCTACCCCTCCAGAAGAGTTAATTATCATCTGTCCGGGAGTAGTAATAAAATCTAGTGTGATATTTGTTCCTGCGGTAACTTTAGCCTGTAGAGTTCCTGGAGAAGAGTCTCCTGTGGTGGAGGCTACAAATCTGTCCTGAGTTGAGGGTGTAGCTAGTGCTACATGCTTACCTAGGCAAAGATTACCATTATTAACATTAGTTACAGTGAAATCATTACTCCAGCTCATTGGTTCAGCTTGAGTAAGTACTGTAATTTGAGTTAGAATATTCTGTAATGCGCTCTGGAGATCTTGTGCTCCTGAAGGTTGTGTTACACAACCCCATGTTAAAGTAGCATTATTGAGAGTTCCAGTTTGGCATAATCTGGTAGTAATCAATCCTATAGTAGTTACTAGAGTATCATTAGCTGTACCTCCAGTAAGGCAAGTTGCAGTATTATTAAAAGTAGGTAATACTGCTCCACCGGATACTTGTGCTTTAAGCAGGCATATTTGACCTATTAGAGCATTAAAGCCATCCGAGATAGTAACTGGAGTAGGGCTTACTGTATAGCACTGATTCCAATTAACACTCCCCATAGCAACATTAGTACTAAGATTACTCAGCACATTACAGTATTTGCTAAGAACAGTAGCTACATTATCCGCTGAAGTAACCCCTGCAACAGCACATGTAATAGCAGGGCCGTTAACTGCATTAATTTGTCCGGTAACTGTTGTCTGATAAGCAGGGAATGTTACACCAGTAAATGTACTTATCTCTTCATTTATAGTACAGATAAAGCTAGATATACTCTCCACAAACTGTTTCTGAGTACTGATGGGAGCTAAGCAAAAGGTATTGTATCCAGAATAATCTCCTGTTGCTGCACACAATAGGGGATCTATTTTCTGTAGCATTACATCCAGAGCATCATTAGTCAAGATCCCCGAACAGGCTAGATTTGGACCAGTATAGATAACACAGCTAGCATTAACAGCGCAGCTTGGCTGACTGACACAGTTTGAAGGACTAAATCCCGTTATTATAGCTGATGTTTGTATGCAATTAGTACAAGCCATTATAGTATTTTATTAGATTTCCGTATATTATCTCTCCAAAACAAGGGTTGGAAATTTGTGTAATGGTTTAATCTTACAATGTCTTCCTCTGTTTTAGCAAGACTTATAGGAATTATATGATCTATATGATATCCATATTTACTAAAATCAGAGAGCCCTATTCCTTCTGGGCATTTAGAGAGAATGTAATTTATAAATTCCTCCCTGGAACAACCTAATATTTCTTCAGTTCTTATTAATTTCTTGTAGGAAAGTGCTCCTCTTTTAAAGGAGAGGGAAATCAAGGCTCTTATATTCTCAGAGAATTTGAAAGCAGGATCATTTTCTTTTCTTTCCTTGACCTTTTTTCTCCTATTAGAGAGATAAGTATCTCTATTTTCTGTTCTCCATTTTCTAGCTTTTTCATTAAGAATTTCTCTATTTTTATCCCTGTATCTTTTGTGGTGAGAATACGCTCTTTGTCTATTATTTTTCTGCCACTCTCTGGAAGTTGCTGATATTTTCTCTTTATTTTTCATGTATTAAAATAATCAGGGTAGGTACATTATATAGTAGGAAGCTATAGAAGGCTGTATAGTGTTATGCTCTTGTCCTCCTCCAGTTTGTCCAATAGTTATACCAATTGTTGCAGATTGAATTTTGTTGGTAAATGTAGAGGTCCCTCTAGCAGGATCAGCTCCATTATCCACTACATAAATAGGACTGGTTGATGTTCCTGACTTGGCTATACCTGTACCAATTATCGGATGTGTATGCCCTGGATCAGTATAGGTGTGATTGTGGGCAGGCATCTCAGCAGTTGTGAGAATATGGAAGTTCTCACCAGCCTTATCATTTAATCCCCAGTTTGGATTGTTAGGGTCTACAGTTGGATCAACTGCGGGATCTAAAGCACCTCCTGGAACATTTCTTATAGCTCCTACAGGAACCCTTCCTCTAAGATCTGGGGTCCCATTCTGACCATTACAGAGGTAAATCTTTGAGAAGCCTAGTGTAGATATACCTACTCCAGATGAGTCAAAATTACTTAATGGTCCAAAATAAGGTAGAGCTGCAAATGGGACCATCCTAGTGTTAAAATTGTTGCTCCCAACTATACTATTGACAATAGGTGTTACCAGACTAGTTAGCGCTGATAGTTGTACATAAGTAGTAGGGAAGGCAGCTACTGTAGTATTTATATTACATAGCAGATTGATAATAGCTTGTAAGATCTCAGCATTAGTTGGGGTAGAAGTTAATCCTGTTAAGCATCCGGTATTGAGAACTGCTCCATTACTATTTGAAGTGAGTTGGGCATTTATAGTCTGTATCATGCTATACAAGCTACACTCCCCATTGATTAGAACTTGTAAAACATTGATCAGATTAAGAGGGAGAATACCAAACATCTGTTGTAGCCAAGTACATCCTGTAATATTTATAGTTGGCATTATCCCCGACCCATTAGTGGCTGCAGTTATATTTGCTACTACAGCTGCCTCAAAGACAGGTAACTGATCTCCCGTGCATACATTAAAGGGTGCAGCTAGTGCTGGACCTGTGTATTGTACACACTGGTCAGAGATTATTTCAGGGCAATTTTGTAAACAGTCTTTACAACTCATGCTAGTATCTTATTTGACTTTTTTAAATTATCCGTGTAAAATAGAGGTCTAAGATTGCTATAATGGCATAATTTCATTACTTGTTCCTCTGTTTTAGCAAGACTTATAGGAATTATATGATCTATATGATATCCATATCTACCAAAATTTTCTAATGTGACTCCAACAGGACACTGGGAAAGAATATGGTTTGTGAAGAATTCTAAACTACAACCTATTATTTCTTCGGTTTGTTTCCTTTTACTAAAAGGTTGTCTAGCTCTCTTAAAAGAACTACCGATCATAGATCTAACATTACAAGAAAACTTATACAATGGATCAATACTCTTTCTCTTCCTTACATATTCCCTCTTTGTAATTCTGTTTCTTTCAGAATTATCTCTTCTCCAAGCTTTATTATATTCTCTTTTTTCCTATCTTTTAATAACATTATAATTCTTATAATACTCCCTATTTTTATCATTCCATTTCTTCTTACTTATTTTAAATTTCTCAGGATTATTAGATCTTCTCAATCTCTCATTCAAATTTCTAGCTAATCTTTTCTCTTCTTCAGTAAAGTACTTCTTTGCTGGCATTCTATGTTGTTGTTGTTGTGGTTGTTGAAGAAGTCGTAGTTGTGGTATGCGTAGTACTTGTAGTAGTAGTGCTGGTAGTTGTCGTGGTATGAGTTGTAGTTGTTGTGGTAGTACTGCTAGTTGTTCCTACTGTTGCAACAAAACTA